TTAAAGTAAAGATAAATTCCATTACCTAATTCTCTTTCTGCAATTTGATAGTCTGCAAGAAAACCATATTCTAGTATTGTTAACACCTTATTACTGTTTAGTGCACTTACCTCGCTTCTGAGATTCGCAATCATGTCATTGTTATCTTTAATTCCCTTATCCATAATATTAAGATTCGTCGGGTTCCATGGCGTCTGGCCAGTCCAACCTACTCTTTTGTAAGAAATAAATCCTGTTAAGCTCATAATTACATCTCCTTAAGTGCTGCCATCACCTCTGCTTCAAAATTAGCAAAATCTGTATCGCATTCTTCTTGATTCTCAATATATGCTCTTCTGTCTGCAATTCTCTTATTAATAGTTATCTCACCTGCGGAAGGTATGCTGGCTGAAAATGTAACTACAGCCTTTTCCTCTATAGAACTATTTCCATTCATCGATGTATTCTTTGTTGTATTTAACATATTGTTTTCCTTTCTACCGCTGTGCGGATTTATATTAATTATTTGCTATGTCTTTGACATAGTCTTCTAATTTCCACCATTGACCATTGTGCCTTATATAATAGTATCCTTCGATATAACAGTTGTTTCCACTTATATCTACCGTACCTGCTTTCTCACTATGCCGTATCCAATCCATCAAATCCCAATATGAACCACCGCTTCTGATATAATAATACTCATCAACATATATTCCATCACGGCGAATCCTTACAACATCTTCTGTTCCGTCTTCGTTTGACAGTGAAATAAAATGCCCTTGTATTTTCAGATATGCACCCGTACTACTTTTCATTAGATATTCGCCACCAATAAGAGTAGTGGTCATTGTAATACCTTCTTCAGTTACATTTACATTTTTAAAAGTTCCTTCTAAATCAGCATTAACAGCTTTTAGCTTCTTACAGTCTATTGAACCATCTGCCGAAATAGTAGTATTAGTAGATGTAAGTGTGAACAGATTACCATTGATATTAACAGACTTATTACCACTAATATTAATTGTTCCACTTGCATTAAGTGTAATGTCGTCTGCAATCGCTTCTATGGCAGATTTGAGTTCTCCGCTTGTCGGGTCTTTCTTGATATAAAGGTCAAGATTTGCTGTTGTAGCATAGCTTTTAAGCGTATTTCCAAGTGAATCTTGTGTTGTATACTCACCTTTAAGCATAATACTTGTTTCGGTGCTATCATCTTCAATTAGTTGCTTAATATAGTTATCAAGCTGTTCTGTCTTTGTGTAGTACATTTGGTCTTCTTGCAGTTTTCCTATACTTTCGTCAATGCCGCTTAAACTATCTGACAATGCATTGTTAGTAACATATGTTTTAGAAATCTCGCTTTTAATGCTACCGCTCTCTGCGCTAACTGCTTGTGTTATAGCACTGTTCATCTGCGTTGTTGTGCTATAATTGTCCTTTAAATCCTGCTGAGTTAATGACAAACTGTTACTTATGCTATCAAGATTGATTCTTAATGCAGAATTTTGTCTTAGCATATAAGCTGTTTCCGAATTTGGAATCTCTTTCCAGCCATGGCTTCCATCCTCATTGCGGATGAACCGCCATGCTCCGCCTTCGTTCTCCCAGTAAGCAACCTTTCCAATATACTTATCCCACTCAGTATCGTTATACTGCCATGTTTCTTCGCGTGGAAACTGGGTATCTGATGGATAAACAGGAACACACCAATCCCAAGCCGGATAATTATCCTTTGTTGGCACATAAGATATCAGGTATATTTCATCGTCATACTTGGCCATATTAGATAAACTTACACTATATTCCTGCAGCGTCTGGTTTACATTGGAAAACTTTTCCTTAACACTGGTCCCATCTATGTTCTCAGTCCACCAAAGCTTCTGTGTTATAAAATCATCAGACTGCTTTAATAAGCTCCCCCATTCGGAATAATCCTTTCCAGAACCGGTTTTTATATCCTGCAGAAGAACATTAAGTGTCTGTGCTGCATCATCCAGATATATCTTGTTGCTCTTAAGCGTATGTGTGCCATCATTGTTAATAACATTAAAAAGACTTGCTATATCCAGCTTCCCGGCTGATATATTTGCGTCCTCTTTTACCATGTCATTACGGATAATCTCACGTTGAACTCCCTGTTCTGTAAGACCTAGCGCGTCAAACATCAGGTTGCCCTTTACATCCCACACATACATGTTATAGTCTCCAGATGTATCTTTACCTATCTGAACGCGAACACGCTTAGAATCACTTATCTGTATCGTATTATCAGACCATCTACTCAAACCGTCTTTGCTATGTACTGCAACATCTGTGGTATCAATGTCCAGAGCCTTTATTTTCTTTGCATCTAAGGAATCTATCATAGAATCCTTAATCTGTGCTGTACCTATCATGCTCACAACACTATTTGCAAAATCTGTAGTAATGCTTTCGCCTGTGGCAGAGCCAAACATCAGCGTATTTACTTTTTCTACTCCAACAGTCAGGTCATTAACCTTTCCTGTTATTGCAGTAAAATCATTCGTCTTGAACTGTTCAAATTCTCCGGAAAGACCTTTAAGGCTTTCTATCGTTGCGTATTTAATCTCCGCAATATTAGATTTCAAATAATTATTCCGGATATTCTCTAGTTCATTATTTATAGCTACTACCGTTTCTGCCTGTACAGTATTAGCCTTAACCCATTCTGCATCTACCTTTTTAGCAACCAGTTCCTTAGTAAGCATCATTTCCGCATATGTTCGTTCTGCAAGCTTAGCAGATGGTCCTTTATAATCTGTTTCCGTTTCAATTTCTGTTTTGCCATAAGCTGTAATAGTCATAGCAAGACCGCCATCATATTCCTGTGTTATATTCATAACCGGAATCTTATAAGTCTCCCCTGATTCTTCAACAGTTACAATATCCCATGGATCCAGTCGAATGTCTCCCAGCGTCTTTAAACTTGCACCTCTATACGCAAATCCTCTTACTTTCTTATATACAGAATTAAGCTTTTCTTCTGTCATAAGTGGATTATCAAATGTTATTCCCAGAGTTCCACTCCCTACTGTAAAAGAAGTATTACTGTCAACATTACATGTGAGATAATCTAAATGGTAATCACTCTCATTCTTTTCAAATGTCATTATTCGGGATTCATTTATCGTATAGCCATTATCCTCATACCACTTAATAACAATTGTGCCGGTTCTGTCTACGCAGGCAAAACCTCCAGCTAAAGAAGCGATATATCCGATAACCTCACGATAGGTATATCCTACCGGTGCAGTATCAATAGTTATTCCATTCAAGCCAGATACATTACAGGGAACGCCACATCCAGTACTTATCTCTTTTAAAACAGATTCTGCACTTGCAGGATATGTCAATTCAGATACATATACACCTGTGGTCTTCATCATTCTGTCGTAAGCCGTAAATGTTGTGGTTGCCTGGTCAAGCGTTGGATGTTCTGCAGTAAAAAAGCCAAGTGGAATATACTCATACTTTCCGCTTGGCAGTTTCAATCCTATCTCTATAGGAATCTCTGTGTTTTCAAACAACTCATTTATTCTTTTTACTGTCAGTTCTATCTTAGCTGCAACAGCCGAACCTATCTGTATACCCTCATCAGATGTGGAAGCGGTCTCATAGCTCATCTTTTTAAAGCCAGCGTCAATCCACTTACCATTTATCTTTAATCGTAAGTTAAATGTTCGCGATGGTGATCTAATTGTTGTTGCAAATTGCTCTGATACATTATTATACATAAGCTTAATCCTCGATCATAAATTCAATGGCCGCAATATCCTCTAATGTAGTTCCATCGTACCTGCTGTCAGAATCACATACAGATATGTCATCCATCTTAATCATATGTACATCAACATCCGTTTCCATGTTGTACATCTCATCAATCTCTTTTACAACTTCCTGCTCTTTACCTTCTGGGAACTGGTAAGAATCTCCATCCATGACAGCATTCCCATTTTCATCTTTAAGCACATTGTTCTGTATTACTTCAGTTCTCTGTGTAACAAAAATATCTACTTCTCCTAACAATGTCTTAAGGTTCTTTGCAATCGCATAGTTTACTTTTACAGGCCAATGCTTTCTTAAACCCTGTAAATTCTTAAGCATTGTTGCACTATTATCAATCTGTTTAATAGTCATTGTTTTTTTCATGTTCTGCTCCTTACTGCTGTATTATAGATACACTGGCACTTCTGTAGTAATAGTTACCGTCCCCTATATCACCCAGCACCTCTTTACTCAATGTACCTCTATAGCTTGTTATTGTTATATCCTGTCCATCGTCATGGAATGTTATTGGAAAGAATCCGGCGATGAGTTTGTTCTTAATAAGTGCCATCTCATCTTCCTTCAATATTCCCCAATTAATAGATAAGGTCTTCTTTTCAGCGACAACATCACCCAACATTGTTCCGTCAAGTGCTCGTCCTGTAGAAGAAGACCATATAATCTCATCATCCACCTTGATGGACACAGGAGCCGGAAGTTCCTGCCCGTCACATCTCAGTATCAATTCATCACATCCTTGTTAAGTTATAATCTCACATTTTCCTGTCTGCTTTGTATGCTCGTTAATCTTATCAACCACATATTTTTTTAGGCTCTTTCCATCTAGCTGTATATCAAGGTCCAGTGTTTCAAGTATCTTAAGTATCTGCTTAAGAATACTTATAGCCTCTGCCAATAACTCTGCACTGGATGCCATAGCTGCTGCCTTCTGTGCCATATCAAGAAGCTTACCTTCTGGTGCTACAACTTCGCCCTGATGCCTGTTATCGCCAATCATGGCAAGCTGTGGGGTATTAGGCTTAACATATCCACCTTGTGCAAGGTATGGAATCTTGGAGAAGTCGGCTTCCGGTAAATGGAATCCAAAATCTTCGCCACCTATGCCCGGTACCCAGTTTGGTACTTTAAAGCTAAGCTTATTTACAGACCTTACTATTGCATTTATGCCAGATTGAACACCTGTAATCAGTCCGTTAATAAATCCAATAACAAGATTGAGTGGTGCTTTCGCAACATCTGCCAGTAAAGAAAAAATCCCGCTAAATGTATCTATTATTCCATTCCACGCTTTTTCCCAATCTCCTGAAAAAATTCCTGTGATAAAATCAATCAAGCCGCCAAATATGTTCTTAATATCTCCGAATATATTTTTCACATTAGCAACATATGCATTCATAATGTCGCCCAATGAACCGAAGCTCTTTGAGAAATCCATATTAAAGATATTCTGCAGCCAGTCGTCAAATTTAGAAAAGGCTGATGTTATACTCTCCCAGATACCCGAAAACCATTCTCCGGCAGACTGCCACTTATCTACAATCCAGTCCCAACATATTCCTGCTGCCTCTTTTACTGTATCCCAGTGCTTTACCAGTTCATATATTCCAAGTCCTAACGCTGCCAAAGCTGCAATTACAAGTGTAATCGGGCTTGTTAATATAGACATTGCCACACCAAATGCTGTTGTGGCTGCCGTAGCAAGCCAAGTTGCTGCTGTGTGTGCCGCTGTTGCTGCAGTATTAGCAACTTTTGCTGCTGTATCAGCTACCCATGCTGCCGCGGAAGAAGCCAATTTCGCAATTGTTTGCCCTATTCCAACAATAAAATCTTTTGCATATAGTGCACATATTGCTAATGTTTCAGCTTTATCTGCTACCTTTGCAATTGTACATGCATATAAAGTTGTAGTAAGGCTCTTTATAATCCCTATTACACCACCCGCATTTGTTATAAACTCAGCTAATTCTACAGCTTTCCAAGCCGCTGCAAATGCTAATATCGTTACAACTATTGCGTCAAATGGTCCTTGGTTATTGCTAATCCAGGTTGATATTCCTTCCAGAGCTGCTGCCAAATCTTTTAAGATATCAACTATCATTCCACCGGTCCATTCTGCTACCGGCTCTAGGAAATTATCCCACGCCCAGTCCCATAATGGCTTTAGTGCATCTAATGCACTGTTCAATACATCAAGCCCTGCTGATAAAACATCTAAAAAAGCTGGTAACGCATCTTCAATTGTCCATGTAGCTAATGGTACAAATATATTTGTCCAAGCCCATTCCAAACCTGAAAATAACTTTTCTGTCAGTGGTTGCGCTGATTCTTTTAAATTATCAAGTGATGTTATCAGGTTATCAAATGATATTGACTTAAGTGGCTCTAATGCCTTTTTAACTTTAGATGACATATCTGATATTGCACTTGATACATTTGTTGATTCTGCTGTTACTCCTGTGTCTATACCAAGACCACCTGAAGATGTGCCACCTCCACTAGAACTACTGCTGTCCGTCGGCTCTGAAAGTTTTTCTATCTGGTCAAATCCGGCCAGCGATTTCTCTATCTGCTTTGCTGTAGAAGATGCTGCATCTCCTATTCCACTTACATTGTCTGCTGTGTCTGACGCTATATCTCCAAGCCCTGAAATTGTAGCGGCCGATGAAGATATATCCGCTCCTGTAAGCATCTGTGTAAATGTAGCAAAGCCATCTGCCACTTTCTGTAATCCGGCAAGTGCACTGTTAAGCCCTCGCAATATAGGCGTAAGCAGTGCTATAAAGCCCTTGCCAAAGCTTGCTTTTAACTGTTCAAATCGTAATGTCAGTATTCGCGTCTGATTCGCCCAGGAATCCTGTGTCTTAACAAAATCACCAGTGGCATTGGACAGTGCACTAGTAACATATTGATAACGGAGCATTACTTTTTCCTGCTCTGTCATCTTAGCCGTAGTCTTGCCGAAGCCATTATTAAGTGCATACTGGTCCAAGTTTGTCTGAGTCATGACAACACCCAGGTCCTTAAGTGTCTCGGTCTCACCGGTCCAAATAGATTTCAACTTTGTATATGCTTCATTTGTACCAAGATTGTAAAATGAAGCAACATCACCTGTTAATCCGGTAACATTTTCAGCCATATCAAGTGCAGTCTTTCCGGTAATACCCATAGCATCATTCATCTGACCAAATACACCCATGTACTTCTTGGCAGATAATTCAGATAGACCGAAGTTAGTCATGGCATTAGAAGCCCACTCATCAGCTGATCCAGACAAACCTTTAAATGCCGTATCCACAACATTCTGTACTTCTGTAATATTAGAACCAACTTCTAAGCAGTCTTTCGTAAACTTAGTAAAAGCTGCTATACTTAATCCAGCAGCTATTTTCTTCCCCATACCAGAAAAGATGGATGTTGCCTGCTTAGCTGCCTTATTGGAAGCACCTGTAAGCTGATTAACTATCTGTGAACTGTCTATGCCAAGTTCCAGAGCTATCTGTCCTACTACATCCGACATACTCCCTCCTTTCCGGCATTTAAAAAGACCACTTTCTACTTAGAGAAAGCGGTCTTAGCCCAATTTTGGAAGTCACTCCAATACTTATTGTAATTTGAAGGATCTTCCATTAATTTTCTATTTCTTCTTAATATCCAGTCATTACGGATTTTCTTCTGTTCCTTAGTGAACTCCTTTATAACCTTAGGATCTTTTTCTGCTCTGATTCCTACAATTCTCCCAAGTGGTGTTTCAGGCATTATTCCACTGAGCAAAGAGCAAAATTCCGACCATGACATATCATCTTCAGTACGCAACCGTATACCATACTGGGACAGGAAGCTGGCTTCTATCAGCTCCCAATCATCCCATATATCATAATATACCTCATTATGCTGAGGGTGTCTGCTCCTCGCCGTACGTTCCCATAGCGACCTGCATGATTGTATTATACATTTCCTTATATTCAGGTATAGGAAGATCTAATGTCTCAATCTTATCTGAAGCATCTTTTCCTACAAGCATTTCAAGGCCTTTAATCATAAATGCCATATCATCCTTGTTTTCCTTGTTTTCTGCTTCCTGTGCCATAGCCTGTATATTAAGAATTGTGCTCTTCCTGTTATTAACAGTAACAACCAAATCTTCTGTAATACGAATCATAGGTAACTGATTCGTAATCTTCATAGATATATCTATTACTTTAAAATCTGTCTTTGCCATTTTTCATATCCTCTCTTTCTTTAAGCTGCTACATATGCTATATATGTTGGCTTTCCATCCGAATTTGCATCCCATTCAAGCGCATCAATACTTGTAGCATCTCCACCAAGAGATTTTACATCGATTACTGAAGGTACAAGAAGCTGATCAAGATTAGGGAATATAATAGACACCCATGTATTGCAATCCTGACCTGTCTTCATAAATCGACTTGCTACATAATCATTTCCTTCATCTCCATAGTTACGCTTACCGCCGAAAGATATACCAAGTGACTTAGCTGTCATGAGCCTTCTTACCCAGCCAGCCTGATCCATTGGATTCCATTCCTCAATGGTTCCATCTACAGATATACTTAAGCTCTCTGCATCTTTTACGATCTTAGTTTCTACTGTTTCTGGCGTGTCCGAATCCTTTCTTCCAGTTATACATACTCCAAACTGAATTTTATGTACCGGATTAACCCCTGTTAATGGTGTAGCTTCCGCGTTATACCCAGCTATCTTTGTATTCTGTGACATACTTCTACCTACCTTTCATAACAAAATTTAAGTTCTATGACCATTTCAAATATTCCTTTATTGTCTGTATCAGCTTCAATCGGTGCTGATACTAACATTTCTGTAAACAGAATATTTGTGTCATTAATGTTTACATGTTTCATATCTCTGAGCTTGTCGTAAAGCTCCTGTGAGACTTTTTCAGTCTCCCTGACACTTTTATTCCAATGAATCAGTATACTTATGGATTTGACAGCGTAAGAGCTGTTCTGTATACCCCCAACAGCCATCTGAACATTATCTCCCCTGTTAAGATGGTATACACCTATGCTCTTATCTTTCTTATCATCAAGCTTTCCACAATATACATGGTCATCAGCCGCTATTCCAAGACCTGCTATAAGGTCTCTCACATCACCTATTCCTAACATCCTAACATCACAACCCCGCATTCTTTTTATAAAACTTTCCAAATGCTTTAGGTGCAAGATTCTGCTTCTTACCACCTTTCATGTAGTCATCAAGCCATCTGCCTTTAGCATTCGCATTTCCTTCATGTTTCTTGCCTTTATCATCAGTCCACGGTGTCTGATGAAAATTGTATTCTGGATGATAATACAGCCTTCTGGCGTATGGTGTACTAGACACAAGATATGCTTTTCCCTGACCTATATCAGATAAATCAACAAATGTGCTTTCATTCTGTAATGCACCTGTATCCCTCGGTATAACCTGGCTCTGAACGACATCTGTATGTATTGCTTCTGCTGTCTGTACTAATGACACCTGTGCTGCTGCCGTAAGCTTCCTTACCATAGGCATATTAAGCTTAACTGTAGACTTAACATTCTTCGCCATTACATCACATCCAATCTTACATAATTAACCGTACCATCCGGATTACGGCACTTCGTACCCTTGTATATATGCCTTGTTACACCGAACACCGTTATATCACCTTTAGTAATAACAGGAAGATCCGGTGCAATATCTCCTGGTATCAAAGCACATCCTTCAAGCTTTATAAGCACCTTTTCTACTGTTAATTCTGTCTTACCGCTGTCCTGATAGTTACATAAGCCATCCCATATAACAGGCTCAAGAGGCTCTCCATAGACATTCCTGCCTTCTTGCGTTATCTCAAGGTGTATCTCTGTCTTACACATGCTCTTTAATATTAAACATGGGTACTTCATACTCACACCCCCAGACTTAAACAACACAAACCTGTCTGACAAAGTATCTGGTATGTATCGCGTTTTACAGCAATTCCATTCTGTACAAGAACATTCCAACTGCTGCCAAACTGCATAGATACTCCATTTAGAGAATAATTCTGTAAGACACAATTAATCATGTCCTCATTCTCATATTCAAAATCAGCCATCTCACAACACACATCTATCAGTATGCCCTGCTGGAACTCTGTCAGATTATTAAATCCTCTTGATGTTATACGATTAAAAGTAAGCGAGTCGATATGCCGACTCGCCTGTTTTAATCTTCGTTCTATCTGCTCATCCGGGATAAGTCTATGTTCACTAAGGTACTGCTCTTTACTTGCATATACCATAAGACCACCGCCTATTCTGTCTTATCTTCCTTTGGTTCATCTGCTGTTACTTTCTCTTCCTTTGGCTTATCTTCCTTTGCCTTACCTGTTTTCTTTGACCTAATAACCTTTGGTTCAAAGGTTAATCCAATTACTGTATCTGCCATAATGATTCCTCCTTAATTATCCTTATGTGATACATATACCCCAGCGGTCTTATTCTCATATACATGGCCATAAAGATTATTATTACGATACTTGAATACATGACTATCGCCATCCTGGTCCTGATCTGGACTAAAGTACTTAATATACTGATCCATAGCTGTTACAGCTGCAGACTTCTCTACACATAAGAAGTTAACATTCTTAGCCGGCTTAGTTGTCATCTCGTAATTTTCAACCTGTGTTCCACTTGGACTACTAACAGCCTTATAATTGCCCTCACTTTCTTTTGTGTAATAAGTCTTACCCGGCTGTGGTGATGTATCCTTTGATAATGTATAAGCTGCCTTAGTCTTTTCATATCCATATGAATTCTTACCATCATGAAGGGTTATTGATGTGTACATACGTGACTGTGGAACTGGTATGATCTGAGAAAATCTCTTAAGTACTTCTCTTGATTTAGTTGTATCCATATCGTCCGCAAGAGAAATTAATGTAGGTGTGATGAATAAAATACGCGATTCCATAGGAACTTCATCTTCATCCATCTTATTAGCACAAGCTCTTAACGCTATTATTAATTCAGCTCCTGTTTCAATATTCTCTTCCTTTACTGTTATATCCTTAGTTCCACAGATTTTAGCAATACGTGCGGCATCTGTTTCCGGAATAACCTTTGTTTTTAAGAATTCACTTGATAACTTGGCAAATGGCTGTGCAAGTGTTTCACCATTATCAAGACGGTCAATCCTTAAATCCTGTGAACGTTCCTTATCATACTTAACCGTTTCCCATGTAAGTGAAGTTGAACCCTTTGTGTAACCTGACTTTCTGTCAAAATCACCAAGTGCATCCATATCAAGCTTCGCAATCTTAATTTCACCGTTGTTGCCTTTTCTTACTGTTGTTTCATCACCATCTAATACTGAGGTCTTCGCTCCTTCCTTATACACCTCATCAAGTATTGGAAGGTATATTGTAGATAATTCGATATTATTCATATAATCCTATTCCTTTCTTTACTGCTTTGGCTTTAATCCGAATAACTTTCTTATCGCATCATCATTACCCGGATTGCCATTTCCATTGTTACCAGGAGCACCAATCTGGAAGCCAGCATTGTTCTCCATACTTGGCTTAAGTGCTGGTACATCTTTAAGTACCTGCTCAAGTGAAGCTTTGATATTATCTTCAGACACCTTTCCATCCACACCCTTTACCTTGCTGAAATCAGCCATCTTAAGCACATAGGGAAGTGTCTTAGCTTCTATACCAAGCGTCATTGCTACCTTTGTAGCTGCAAGTTCAATCTGAGCCTGTTCAGCAACCTTCTGTGCTGCTGCCACTTCATTCTGAAGATTAGCATTAGCGTTCTGCTGCTGTTCTGTCTGCTGCTGCTTATTCTGCTTAAATGTTGCAATAGCCTGACTTATCTCATCTTCTGATAATCCCTGCTGCTGGAAATAGCTTTTAAGCACAGCATTCTCTTTCTTGGCAGTTGCATTATCCAGCATTGCCTGTATCTTGTCATAATCAACACCAGCTGTCTGCTGATTATTCTGATTACCCTGCTGTCCTGCCTGTCCATTGTTTCCTCCAGCGTTCTGGTCGCCGTTACCATCTCCGCCCTCTGCGAAGAGCTGTAATTTCATAGGTAATGTATTTCTCATCACTCTATCTCCTTTCTTCCGTTTACCGCCCGTCGGCATTTTCCTAAAGTTTAGTGCCATTAAGTTTTGGGCATAAAAAAAATAGGCACACACAGCTTGTTTGCCATGTGTGCTTAATAACTAATATTAAATTGTGTTGCACTGGTGCAACTTAGACTTAATTAACTATATTTCAATCTTCAGCAAGAATATCTGCCTGTGATGCAAGCCATCCCATCTGTATCCCTGATGTTCCAACAAATGCAATTGCCTTATTTCCTATTGCTTCATGCTCACAGTTTACTATCTCTCCTGCTACATTCTTATAACTTATGCAGGTTGCTAATTCAATATACTGATTTTTGCCATTCCAACCTGCACGCGCTACCTTTTTCCCTTCTTTTAACAATTTAATTGCTTCTCCAAAATCCATGCTTTTATCCTCACTTTCTTAAAATTGGGTATAAAAATACCACCAATATTGCGACTGGTGGCTGTTACTTAATTATATCATCAATATTTACTTCAGAATCAATGTAAACGGCATCAACCTCATAATCATTGCATACCTTAATATCACCTTTAGGGCTAGCATATTTCTGAATTATCGAACCATCAACATCTATAATTGGTTCATTGGCTGTTAATCCATTTACCTCATTCATTATTTTACTGCAAATTTCTTTAAATTTCTTGTTGTCAGCTTCTTTGCAAACGGTATACTGAAACATACTGGTTACCTCCTAAAACAGTAACATTCTAAAATTTGTTGAATCTGCCTATATTTTTATCTCCATCAAATTCACGCACTAAAATTTCATTGTGCTTTTCAGAGGCCAATTTTAAGAAATGCTCTTTATCTTCTTCATTTGTGGCTTCTCTTGCTCTTTTCTGCAATTCGCGAAGCTCATAAACAAGTTTATCGTTTTCTTCTGTGTGTTCCAACATAATTTTATACCTCTTTTACCTTAATTACACATACAACTTCTTTTTTTAGTTCTTTTTCCAATGTTATCAAATCATCTTTAAAGAATAATAAATTCTCTCTTTCCAAAACATAGTCATACTTGCTCTTAGTTATAACATCAATCACTTCGTAACTGGCATTTGACAATACTTCCTCTTCTCTTGTGCCAAATTTTGAAAGATGCTGTACACCAACACCACTTATATTTTTATCACACTCTAATATAACAGTACTCGTTTCAGCACTTTGAGTGCTCGCTGCTCCGAATGCTTCCGCAACTCTTTTTTCACTTGACCAACTTGATATAATCCCTTTTTGGGGTACAATATCGCCTGGTTTTAAATTAACAAACTGTGATACATCTTTCTTTGAAAAACATAAGCCACGATAAACTGAGCCTTCATAAGTTGGCATTAAATCAATACCATCACTAATTGTTTTAGCAATGATATTTTTACCAGTGAGTATTGCTCCATAATCACCTCCAAAGTATTCTTGTGTTGCTTTTTGAAAAGCTGCCGCTTTTTCATCAGAATAACCAGTATCCGCCTTAATTTGCTTTAATGCATTCGTATTAAACTCATCCAATTTATCATCTGGCACTTTACCACGATATCCTATATCAAGCTGCTTTCTTTTTTTCTTTTTTAGGATTAAATCATGTCTTGATTTTTCAGCTTGTCTAATTGATGAATCAAGTTCTTTTAATTTTGTGACTGTCGGAATATCCTCTTCAGTAACATCTCCAAAAGCATCCTCTATTGACGTGAAATCTTTGAACCATTCATCATATGAATAGCCTTCTGCAAAATCACTAAACTGCTTTTTCAAATCTTCAAGCTGTACATTCACATCTGTAATCTTATCTTTTAATTTAATTGTATCACTGTTCTGATTATTTGCAACTACATTCTCCCACTGCCCCTTCCTTACCTCATACATTTTCTTATTATCTGAATCCAGTGAATACTTCGACAACCTGTCAAACTGCTCCACCATTCTGCCGGCATATTGCTGTTTCTGGTCCATCTTGTAATCTTCCTTAACCTGTTCAAGTTCTTTCTTGGTAAACTTGCTATCTGGCTCTTCATCCAGTTCTGGAAAGTATGTTGTATGAATATCTTTACAATTCGGATGATAAAGTCCTGCTGCCATAGCAGAGGACATTAGCGGATAAGGACCATCTGATGCCTTACCTCCACTCCATACATCATCTATAAGCACCTTTCCTACGAAAGGAAGACACTTAGGACAGGCATTAGCACGCTTATTCATTATAACGGTACTAATTCCCCATGATTGTCTCATTTCGCCCTCTCCGGTCAGATATGCACGCTTGTTAGCTGTCTGAATCGCCATCTTGGCATAGTCTTTCATGGTATGCCTTGCGCCATTTGCATATTCAATACAGTTGATACCGGCTTTAAGGAAATCCTTTGTAGCCATATCAACCGCCTTCTCATATGTTCCTGCACCCGTATTTGCATAGACCTGAGCGTTAAATATTATCTGTCTGTATTTGTCTTCGGACATCCTGAGCATTGCCTTCTCTGCTGTACCAAAATCATTCTTTGTGGCCTTTATCAGAGCTTCCAGCTTCCTGGTATTAAGCCTGAAAAAAGCACCTTCAGCGCCCTGTGACACCTTAGATGCTTTCAAACCTTTCTTCAAGGCTCTTAATATCTTCTGTTCCTGTTCTGTACCGCCTTCCTGTCTTGCCGCAAATATCATTGTGTCAATAGAGTCATTTATGTTGCTAAATGACTTCGTGAACTTCTTTTTATTCTGTGCCTTATACTTTTCCAGAGACTTAAGCTGTTCTACCTGCCACTGTGACCAGTTAAACCCCATATCTGTCTCTTCTGCTCTGTGGCTCGCAAGATTGCGCATCATAGACGCAATCAGCTCATCTTCTATGGCGCGGAAGGCTTTCTCTATATCATATTCTGTGTTAAGTGCCATAAGTCACCTCACTGTTCTGTTGTATCCACTCCAAAATCTCCTGCATCCATATTAAGATCAGGCTCTTTCATATCTGATATACCCTGTTCTGCCTTAAGCCTTGCAACTTCTTCCTGTTTCCAGTCATCATCCTTAGTGTCTCCATACAGCTCATCAACGGATGCTTCAACACTCATGATACCGCCCTGCTTGGCTTTGCTTACTGTCTCAACCTGACTTTCAAAGCTAGGGTTCGCATATTCACCAAATGTTACATCAACATCAATCTCCTGTGTTGTTGCATTATTAAGTGTATCTATCGCCTGCAATGTCATTTTTACAAGCTTCGGAAGAACCTTTTGGAGCTGATTTACAATATTATTCCTACTGTACAGCGTTGCTTTTTCCTTCTCCCTCTGTGCTTCCGCATTATCAAGCTTCTTTACATCTATTCCTAATGTAGAAGGGCTCATGATTCCCTGCAAGCAAAGATCAAGTGCCGTGATATATGTAGCAAGATACCCTTCATGTGGTATTTCACTCTGTTCTCTTTCAATCTTATAATTTGCACCTTCTGCCATAGGAGACGAATACTGTATATAAGCGTTGTCAAATGAATTTGGCAGCATAACAGCTCCATCACTTGGATTTCGAGGAAGTAAATTCTCTGGTATATATTCCTTTGTACGGTTATGTCTTAAAGCGTCCATCCACTGGCTCCATGCTTCATCAAGTGCGTCAAATTCATCTATCTTGCTGTCATATATGCTTTTGCCTCTGCCCCTGAACTTTGCTGATTTATAGAACATAAGCGGTATGGCCATCATAAAGCTTTTATCTTCCCATGTTACAGGTCTTAAACCTGCAAGCTCCGGCACAGTGCTGATATCACATTCTTTGTTATCTCTTGTGAGCATATATGTAATATAACCTTTTCCATACGTCTCAAGCAGAATGTATTCTTGATTCTTGACTGTATATACTGTCTTAAACACAACCTCTTTCACTCTGCCGCGTTCTCTTATTATCTCTACCCTGTCGCCGGGATAAAACTCTATTATTGGATACTGGCTTAGGTTTGTATCTATAGATAGCTTAAATGCTCCGTCTCCAATAATAAGCGTATCTGAGATTGCCTGCTTTACAAGTTCTGTAAAATCGTTCTCTTCCGCTATCTTATCCCAGTCTGACTGCCTGCTGCCAACATCTATCTCGTTCATATCTGCAACAACAATACTCGCAAGCATATCAACCAGCATTGCCGGTAATCCTACATGTATCTTTCTTATTGCTAATCCAGGAGAGCATTTTGCAGCCCAGAATCTTGTCTTATCTCCATCAATCTGATCATACAGCTGTGACAGCTCCTCACTTACACCTCTGTACCATATCTGATTCTTAATAGCATTACCTTCAAAGTCGAAGATTTCCTGTATATTAATTATTCCTCTCTGTGCCGGCTGCACACGCAACCATGTCCTTATTCCATCTCTTATCTTATCAGCCATAGTATTAAATATGCTCACCTCTCTCACTCTCCTATCTGTTCTCTACTCCAACTTTGTCCCTGTATGGTATCCAGCCATATTGCGTACTGTTAACCATATGATCATTTCCATCTTCCGGCTCACAGTCTTTATCTTCCAGCCAACTGTATACCTGCAGTTCCCCTGTGTAGTTCGTGCATGTATCTACAACATAATAGCTTGGCTCTTTGCCCTTTTCGTCGTTAAAGGACATCCAGCCAAGCTGCAGGTTTATTCTGTCTATTATTGTTACTTTCTTATATGCATTATTGAATATATATAGGCATTCGTGATGCTCTCTCTTATACTTGGCAAATTCTGTTATTGTTGCCTGATCAGCATTATCAATAAAGGTGTTCTTTGCCATGCCGCCCCATTCTTTTCTGTTGCGTTCCAGGAAGTCTATGTAATTCCTTACTGTATCAGACGGTGCTATGGGGATATCAAGAGCCGCATTGTTATATACCTTTTCATCCAGTACTATCAACTTGCCTTTGTTGGTTATTCCCATAAAGGACATAGCAATAGTATCAGGACTCTTGGTTGAATATGCCGTATCAAGACCGCTTGTATATATTACAAACCATTCTGTCTGCTTGTCGTCATATTCTCGCTTAATAAATGCCTTAGCCTGTTCCTTCGTAATAACATGCCGCCTGCAGAAATTAGAAAAGACAAGACCTGTAGCCTTGCCTCTTAATCCCAATATCTTATTCTTATATATCTTAGTGCCAGGAGGATAGCTCAATTTTTTCTGTTCTATCTTCTCTGGTGTCATGGATATATTATCTTCAAATGTAAAGAACCAATATACCCAGTCTTTAATAGGCTCACAGCTGTTAAGATCTTTCCATATCTCTTCTGGCACATCTGCCTTGTACTTATCAATCGGTCTTGCGTGATTGATGTATTCTGAATATATTGGTAGCGTAGGCGCATCCGGATTAAGTGTACCTACAAAGTATTCAGAACGTCCGAATATTTCTCGTATGAAGTCTATGTTAGCTGTGTTGCACTCATCCACCCACACACAGCCAAACTGTGAACCCAAGGCATTCTTCCACTTGCTGGCATTATCATAGCCAAGAACATATATTATCTTGGTACTGCTGCCAGTTTTAAATTTAATGTGTGGAAGTTTATTTTCTTTATCGCCATTACCACAGTATTCCAAATTAGGGAATATCTGAAGTAATCCCATATCTGCATTGATGATATTCTTCTCAATGACACCTGTTGTATTACCGGCTATAACATGCAACTTCATATCTGATTCTGCTACATTCATGATAAACTTCACGGCAACCGTTGTTGTCTTACCTGATGCAGTAGAGCCTTCAAGGAATTCTGCTCTTGCCGGTGTATCTATGTAATCCCAATACTTATCACTTAGAAGCATCAGGCTCACCCCTTGCTTTACGCTGAGCAAGAAGCTCTGCAAGCTCATTCTTTACAGAATCGTTTATATTTGCTTCTATCTTATCCGTGAACATTCCAAGATGTTTGCCAAGAAGCTCCAATGCCCTTACCTTGTCGCATGGCTTGACCTCTAATCCATCTCGCCCTTTCTTAATAACAGCTAATGCACGCTTTTGTTCTTCTGTAAGTTCTTCTGTCAATACTGGCTCTACAGTCCTGTATGTAGCAGGTTTGCCATCTTCATTCAGTATATCCACAAGCATTCCGCCTACTTCTGCTTTCATCTTCTTCTCGACTACATGTGCATAATCTGCTGTATTAGAAAAAGCTATCAAGGCAAGTTCCCTGATTACTCGCTCCTGAGTAATCTCTGTCTTGCGCGATAGTTCTTTTTGTCTTTCTCCTATGTACTGTGAAATTGTAGTATTTTGTAGTAATTTTGATGCATTTGTATTTGCATACTTTTCTGTGTACCCCGCCCTAATAGCCGCTTGTGTGGCATTAAGGTCTATAAGGTATTCATCACAGAATTTCCGTTGTTTATCTGTTAATCTCACACAATCAGCTCCTTTCTTGGCATACAAAAAAGACACCAGCCTTAAGCCAGTGTCTTACCGGGGGTATTAATATTTAATAATGGAGAAATCATGCTGTCCATCAAGTCCAGTTTAGATATTAGCACAGACAAAACGAACAGAGCGAACAAACTTTAAATTTTTGCTAAAAATCTTTCTACGGCCATTCTGCAGCCATCCGCTGTGTGGTGTTTTCCCATCTTTCTTGCTACCTGCACCCATGATAATCCTTCTATGTATCTTAATGTTATAAGCCGCCGCATTCTGCTGTTGTCAATTTCATTTATGCATTGCTCTATTAGATTAATCTGTGTATCTATCTTTTCTTTAACATCCATCCGCTGCCGCTGTCTCACTAAAAGAAGTGTTCTCTTCCGTGAATATGCCGGATAAGGAAAGCCTTCTACAACAAAATGCTGCTTACCTCCATCTCCGCCTGTAACACTATCCTTTTCCGTATATCCTTCAGCTTCCATTTTATCCAATTCTCTTTGTATCTTATCAATCGCGGCCTGTATTTCCTGTTTCTCCTTAACCAAGTCATTGTACTGCTTAAGAAGGTCTTTAATATTGTTATTTTTCAAGTTGTTCATCACCTACCTTATGTAAAATATTCTTATCTGCTGCCATTTTTTCAACACTCAGGATTTCTAAAACATAATACTGTTTATCTGGCGAAGCGCCCCACTTTGGTCTACCTTTTCCAATCCATAATCTACATCTTGCTTTTATTGCTTCAGAATTCTTGGAATAACCATTACGAAAAATAATCTCCTGAACCCTGTCTTTCCTTATCTCCTCTGGTACTGCCTCTCCTTGCAATAACTCAAATTCGCTTCTATCTAAGAAATTGTCTGGTGGATATAATGGATGTATGGTTATGGCTCCGAACAGATTCTGGAATCTTGTTTCGTAATATTCTTTTATTTCTCGATATTCTTCTTTCTTCTCTCCAGAAAGAATCATGTCGAACCACTTTTTCTTAATTGGCAATATTAGCATTATGAATCACCCTCCTTAACTATCTCTAATGCGTTTGTCACCCCCATTGAATATCCCTTAGCAAAATCAAATTGCATTTGGTTTTCTCTTGCGCATCTTTCCTTATCTTGATCAGCTAGCATTAATTCTCTCTCCAATCGTTCTACCTTCTTATCCAGATTGAATGCTATAGGAATATTCTTAATAGTGTCTATAACCATTTTTCTATATGCCTGTATTGCATCTTGCATTAATGCGGCAAAATCGTCTAAATCAACATTTTCTCCCAATATTTCTTCCACGGGAATATCAAATGTGATATTTGTTCCTGTACTATTTAGCTTGTTTATAAGCTGTTCTCTGCTGATTAAATCGTTCATACTCCCTCCTGATAAACATCTCTCCATCACACCAGAAGTAATCTTCCGCTGGCATGTAGTTCTCTATAACTGTCTTATTGTTACATGTATATGTTCCGTCTGCTGCCACACTCTTAGAACATTGCTCACAACAGGTATATTCACATAAGTGTTTATGTCGTCTTCTGCTCATCTTTAGTCCTCTCAATTCTAAACATCTCATCTAGCATTTTATAGCCTTCATAACTTTCAGCAGGTAATTCCCCCGCAATTTGAAATGAAGATGTTTCATGATCCCAAATAACTTTTCCTATGTAATCCCTTTCTGCTACGCCAGTACCTATGATATATGTAGCCTGATAACCAATAATGTCATTTTCCCATATTAGTTTACCATTCTTATCTTTCATACCTGTGCACTGGCAGATAGTAGATGGGTCAACTTCAATCATATTGGGGGTATCATTTGTCATTCCCCATAGAATATATCTTTTCTCCCAAATGCCGTATAAATACCCCTGTACCCACTCTCCGTTATCAATCTTCTTTGCTTTAAATAAATATCTATCTTCCACAGTAACCACCTCGTTTCCTATATCCCTATATCATCTATTTCCCTTGAATATTCATCATACAGACTATCATCAGTCACTAACATATTTATTAAGCAGTACAAATATCCTTGTGCATATTCTACGCTGCACTGTTTCGTCTTAATTTTATTTTTTAAAATTATGTATTCGGACTTGAAATCCTTGCCTGTGACTTCTGTCGTTCCTGTTTCTTTCATTTTTTCGAAATAAAATTTTATTGGCTCTCGTTTTTCCTGAACCATACCAAACCTCACAGCGATATTGTAAGTACACACATCCCTTTTTAGCCTGTCTGGTATTTTCTGTAGTTGTTCCCTAAATGTCTCTAAATCCATCGATGACTTATATCGATTGCAGGAGCCACAAGCTGGCATCATATTGCTTATATCGTGTACATCTATACCCGTGAATTCTTCAGTATACTCATAATTTCTTAAACAATAAAGATGGTCTACATTAAATCCTTTTTCCGGTATCTCGCAGCCACAATATGCACAATGGCCATTGTATTTTTGATACACAATCTTTCTAATCTTTTTAGGAATAGTTTTCCGCATTATCTATTCCCCCTTCCTGCTGCCATCTCTATTGTATTTATCCACCGGCTTATAGAACGGACAAGGCTTATCCTCCTTGGCGCAATACAGTTCTTTAAGTCCTTTACAGTCTCTCTGCTCAAGATTAGCCATTATACAATCTCTATTGACCATCATTACTACCTCCCTCAAAAAGTTCCTTTAATATTGCATTAGCCAATTTATCCAACTTTTCATCTATTTTTTTATCAAGGTCTTTCGATACCTCTTCCTGCTCTTTGTCTGTTAAAAGTGCCAGCTCACAGGCTTTCTTAATTCTTTCTTCAGCAAATACCTTATCAATACCTGTATTAAGCATTGCTCTATATACAGTCCGTATTGCTGTTCCTAATTCTCCAACAAGTACCATTGGTGTTCCTTTTATTTCAATTCTACCTTTATCACATTTAATCATAATCATTCTCCTTATTAGGCAAATCTTAATTGCCCTGTCTTTTCCTCGTTTATACTGCAGTTAGGCATTCTCTGCGCTATACATAATTCTTTAAGGTTAGCCCTTACCAGTGCATTTGGTACCATTGGACTAACAGAATTGCCACATCTCTTAACCTGCTCCGCTCTTGGATATGTCTTTCCTGTGTAATCATGGTCAATTATGTAGTCGCTTGGAAATCCCTGGCACCCATACAATTCCCTAGGCTCTAACATTCTTAGTCCTATATCAACAATCTGGTAGTCTGTCCCTTCTATGGTTACAAGACCAAACCGGTCCTTTGTGGTAATTGTATCAAGAGGATGTTTAATATCCTGTCCTGTAGCATCTCCATAATACTTAACCAGAAATGCCCTTACTTCTCCAAAATGTCCATCGCCTGCTGTTATCGTTGGAAGAGGTTTCTTTATATTTCTTCCGTCACAATGGTTATTCATCTGTATAAGACTCGATAAAACCAGTCCATATCTATTAGAACCATCTATAGTCATAACCGGATTATCTATCGTCTGGCCTCTTACCTCCCCATTAACAGTCTCAGAATGGTATTGAATCAATGTTGGTGCACACAAATAATGTTTGCCGCTTCCGACAATGGTTGGTAATGGCTTATTGATATCATGGATCCTTGGCAACTGTCCTGTTCTTTCGCCATACCCAATAGGCACAATAAAAGGGTCTGGATTATCCAAAACAAATTTCTTTAAGCCTCTTGCGATTCTTTCCATTGTCTTGGGTGCTAATGGTCTTACCGCTTTTATTCCATATTTCTCTTTTATCTGTTCAGATGTATCAAAGATACTGGGGCATGGTCTGCTAAAATCTATCTGCGTATATGCTCCAACATAAGGTTTTAGCAGTCCCTTTTTCACGGCTTCGCTGTCTGCCGGTGCATATGTAGGCTCTGGCCATATAATAGGTTTCTTGTCACATCTTGCAACCATAAAGAATCTCTTTCTCATTGTCGGTGCACCGTAATCTGCTGCCACAAGCTCCCTGAACTGCACTTCATATCCTAAATCCTGCAGCTGGCTTACAAACTTATTAAATGTCTTTCCCTGCTTTGCTTTTATCGGATGATGTCCTCTATTCAGCGGTCCCCATGTCTTGAATTCTTCCACATTCTCCAACATGATTACTCTAGGTCTTACCAGTCCAGCCCATCGGCATGCTACCCATGCAAGACCTCTTATATTCTTATCCTTTGGCTTGCCGCCTTTTGCCTTGCTGAAATGTTTACAGTCTGGAGAGAACCAGGCAAGCCCCACAGGATGCCCATTACATGCCTGCACTGGGTCTACCTGCCATACATCTTCGCAATAATGCTTTGTATTCGGATGGTTTGCTTTATGCATTGCAATAGCCTTAGGATCATGGTTAATTGCTATATCCACACTAAAGCCGGTAGCTTCTTCTATTCCGGTGGAGGCACCGCCCCCACCAGCGAAATTATCAACTATTAATTCCCCGTTTATCATATTAAGCCTCCATAAAGTCAAACAGCGTAGGTGTTTCTATCTCATTCTCTGCTTCCTGAAGATATCCAACACCATCTCTGAAATAGTCACAGCTCAGTTCTATTCCATAGCCATATCTTTTCATCTTTACTGCCGTCATTGGAACTGTCATTAAGCCTCCAAACGGGTCAAGAACCATATCACCTTCATTGCTGTATCTGTTAATGATTCTTTCAACAATATCAAGCTGCAGTGGGCATACATGCATCTGCTGCCTGCGTCTGCTCTGTGTTGTATTAAGTGTTCTCATTCTGTTTATATCATCCCATACGTCAAGGTTATTCCATGAACCGGGAGCGACAACCATAAATGTGGCTGGGAGCTTATCATTTTTATCTAACTCTTCCGCAAGCTTCACATGTTCTTCATAGCTGTATACATTGGAACGACTGTATTCCCTGTAAACTCTCTGTAAATCATCAACATTAAATTCCTTAAGCTCGTCTTTGCTTATAAGTCTGTCGCCTGAACTTCTCCAGTATCCATGAGCATCTATCTGCCATTGTGCCCTTGTATAATCTTCCTTGGTTTTCTTTACAGGATCATCCGCATATGCATTAGACTTATCCGTTGGAAGCTTTCTGAACAGAAGTATGTACTCAGGACAGCCTACGCCCATCTTTGAACCGTCTTTGCACTGTTCAGACCATCCAAGGCGGTATGTCTGGTTATTCTCTCTAACCACATCTGTAACAACTGTTATCATGCCAAAATACTGAAATCCGTGTTTCATATAGTGTTCTATACACTGTGCATGAAACGGCTCTATTGTAGGCATTCCAGTTCCTGTAGCATTTCCAAATAATACCCTGTCTTTAACATGGATGGCTGCTACCCTGCCAGGTTCAAGAATCCTTAAAAGCTCTGGTGTAAGGAAGTCCATCTGTTCAAAGAACCTTTCTGTATTCTCATTGTGCCCGAAGTCGTTGTAATTGGCGCTATACTCATAATGGTTTCCGAATGGAATGGATGTGTGTATAAGTCCTACAGAATTACTTTCTATTCTTCTGCACTCCTCAACACAATCATCATTTACCGCTGTATAATGCTTTCCCTGTACTTTCACTGTCTCAACTCCCATCTTTCTCTCTAACCGCTTTATTTTAGATGCCGGACTTAAACCATATTTCTTTACAATATCCGTCATTTTTTTAACCATATGATTATGATTCTTCCATTTCTCAAGCAGTGCTTCTTTTATCTGTCTTTCGTTCTCCATGTATATAATGTCTATAACAACTGTATCTGTCTGTAAGAACCTGTAACATCTATGTACTGCCTGAATAAAATCGTTAAACTCATAATCAATCCCCAAGAATATCTCCCTGTGGCAGTAACGCTGAAAGTTACAGCCTGAGCCCGATATTGATTTCTTTGTTGCAAACAGCTTGATTCTTCCCTGCGCAAAATCAATAACCCGCTTTTCCCTTATGTCATAATCCTGTGAGCCATATATATCTACAACTTCGGGTATTGCCTTAAGAATTGCTTTTCTTTCAGATTCTAAGTCATGCCACAAAAGGAAATGCTCCTCAGGCGAACTCTCTACAATCTCTTTCATTTTTTCAACACGCTGGTCAATGCTGTTTCTTTTTACTTCTGCAGCTTCCTTCAAGCCTGCTGCCGCTTCTGTAAATATCTGCATTTGTCCTGTTTTATCAGATGTATCCCCATAATGTATTGATATCTCATGCCACCTTACATCAAGTGGAGGTAACACATAGCCCTCATCAGAATATTCCGGATTTACATCTGAAGGTTTCGTTATGAACAACGCCCATGATGAAACCCACAGCCAAAATTCATCTTCCATATTCGGGTACAATGTAAGATTGTTTGCCTTAGTGCTGTCTCTCTGAAAGAATCTTGTAAGTGCCTGCCCTGTATCCATTAACTCAAGATAGCCGGCATAATGTATAAGCTCTTTGTATTTGTTTGGACTTGGCGTTGCTGTTGCTACCAGCTTGTAAGGAACATTCTTGAACTTATCAAGAAATGTCTGGTATGTCTTGCTTCCAAAAGACCTTAAAACACTTGCTTCATCTAACGATGTTGCAACAAAATAATCCGGTCTTATATCACCATCTCTTACTCTTTCATAGTTGGTAAGAACAATTCTGCTGTCACAGGATTCTACTTCTTCCATGCTTCTGCAATAAACAGGTGCATCATATCCAAGAACATTCACAGCGTCCTGTGTAAATTCCTGTTTTACTCCAAGTGGAAGAACAATCAAAGCCCTTCCGCCCTCGTGATCTATTACCTGTTTACAGAATTCTATCTCCTGTATAGTCTTACCTGAACCAAAACTTTCAAACAAAGCTCTTCTTCCACCTTTAAGTGCCCATATGACAGCATCCCTCTGATGTGGTTTTAATGCTTTGTTAATATCTGCCGGATTTACTTCAAATCCGCTATCCTGTGCAAGTTCTATCTTGCTTTCTAAAAACTCCTTGTATGTCATTCTGAAAGGAACATCGTACGAATCACTCTGGCCAGAGTTCCAAGCTCCTTTCTGCTATTCTTATTTTTCTTTTGCCCGCATACACTTATACGAGCAGTAATACCTGCTGCCTTTCTTATATCCCCACATAGTCCTGTCTAATGTAAGTGTAGAGATATACCTGCCGCATTTTGCACAATAGAATCCATTTTTGTCATTCTGTTTCTTAACTGGGAGACTTCGCCTTTCTATCGGGCTTATCCTCTTTTACTGTTACTGCATCGCTTAATGCAGAAATACAGACTTCTAAAGACTTACAATATTCTTCAATTACCTCACTTAATCGGTTCTTGATATATTCAGCCGCATCATCTGCTATATCTTTCATGCCAGGGAGCTTGTACAGCTTTGTATACCCTGCGTAATGGCTTCTGTCTTCGCTTGGCTCCCCCTTGAATAAGTCTTCCCCTATAAGTTCTTCCTTGACTCTGTACATATCCAGTACCCTATTTGCACCATCTTCTATTGCAAGTCCAAGTTTTCCTATCTGCAATAATGTTTCCTGTGTCATTAGTTGTCCTTTCCAGCTTTACAGAATCCGACGATAACACTCGCTAATGCTGCTCCGGCTATAAAGCTTATTATCTCTGCAATCATATATCCTCCTCAGTCTTGCTATAAATATCTATAACTGCTGCCACAACATCTTCTCTGTTCCATTCTGTTTTTTCGTCCGGTGGTGCAGTTATTGTCACCCTGTCTGATTCTCGATTTATATCCATTGTATAAATCCTGTTATGTACACATATCTGATACACCGCTTCATCAGCACATAAGATTTCCATGATTTCCTCTGTTTCAAAGCTTGAAGTAAATATTTTGTCTCTCAGATGTTTATTATCTTTAAAAAGCTGCTGTAATACCTGTTCAAGCACATTGTTATCCATAGAATCTTCATACAGATAATTCTTTCCAAATGCATTCATCCATTCTCTGTGGCTGTATACCTGTTCAAAACGCCTTTGACCTGCTCTTATAAGTTTCAAATCTGTTTCTCTGCTTTTGTGTACTGCTTCTGCTCCTGTTCTATGGTCTTTTTCACATAAAAACACGGTAAGCCCATACTTTTCTGCTATCTTTCTGTTTGCTACCCCATGCATAACATGGTGCTTTTCTAAGCCGTATGATGTAAGAGGTCCAAAATACCCCTGTTTCTCTGCTCTCATACGACACAGAAAACATTCTTTTGTATTCTGCATTATGCTTCTGCTCATACTCTCCTTTCCCCTCCCATAGCAGGGAGGTCTGCTGCCATATTAATAGTTGCTGTGATATATATACTTAGATAAATAAGTATCTTGTAGACATTTATGGAGTAAAATGCTTCTCCCATTCTGTATTTATGCCATTTGAAGCCATCTTGATTTTTAATATGTCGCTGTGTGCTGACATTCGTATAACTCTCTTTTCAACTTTGCTATTTTCCCTGATACTTGTGTAAGATGATTTACACGCATACTGGTATTAACTGCACTTTTATCCTCATCATATGTAAGAATTGCCTGCCTCAGCCACTCCTGTTCTTTCAGCTCATTCTTGATTCTTTCTTCCTCACTGGCATTTCTCATATTCTTCCTCCATCTTCTTAAGCTCATATTTCATATATTTGCTGAACTCATGCTCTTTATCATCCGACCAGCTTATAACATGTCCGCGGCTGACATTTAAGTACTGCTGCCACAAATCCGCATTTTTTACCTCTTTCCCATTAGCTTTCGTCCATCCGGCTTTTTCCCATTGTTGCGGCCAAGCATTTCTACAGCTATTTAATACATGCTCGCAACTAGTATTTATGCGGATTTCGCAGTTTTCATGGAAGCGCATTAATGCATGTATTATTGCCTGCAGTGTTGCCTGATTCTCTGTTACATTTTCAAGCGTGCCTTTGCCGTTTCTAATGAACTCTTTGCCATTAATTACTATCTTTAAGACATACATATATTCCGTATGTTTCTTTATTGCCGGACCTTTAGCTGTCGTCTGGATGAATACGTCTACCTTTTGCATCTCTTTTTCTCCAATCCCGGAGTCTTGCTGTTATATAAAACATGCCATTTACTCCGTTGTAATACACCTGTGATTCCAGAAGAGAATATTCCGGATGCCAGGCTTGTATTTCTGCTTCCCTTGCAGCCTTATCTCTTACAAATGTGTCTATATATTTGCTTACAGGAACATACCGCCCATTTCCGCCTTTTCTCTTAGAACGGACCTTACGAACTCTGAACTGTCTAAGCCCTGTTGAGCAGTTCCACCGCTTCTCATTTTTCTGCCGGTGCTTATCCTTTGTTATGTACTTTGCCATTCCTACAAGACCATAAGCATCTTCCTCAAGTCGCTTTGACTGGGAACGCTCTCCCAGCTTCCACAACTTCTCACATATATCTCTGTCAAGAAGCCCGTCCATAATCACATGATGATGCCAGCGCACCTTTGCGTCAGGATCATGTTCTGTAACATATATGTACTTGGCTTTAGGCAGACCTAACTTCTTGCGTCTGTAATTAATCCGTCGGATGTAATTAGTCATATTCTTAATAGCATCTTCCCAGCTAGATGGTTCATTCCCCTCAGAGTATGTAAGCGTCATCCATATATCTTCATTTGTGAAGTTCTCAATAATCAGTCTTGAGCAATACTTAATAGCATTCTTATTGTTCAGGTTCTTCTGGGTTTCTTTATCCCTTATCCGTCCTTCCTCCGGAATGTCCTCTTTCCTCGTGAACTCAGGATATATTTCTATCTCTAACTGATTACCTGCACGGATCTCCTTACATGTATAGACACACCTGTATTTGGTCTTCAGCATGTACTCCATGAAGACCTCATTCATATCTTCTACAGATTTATCAATAGCCGCTTCATAATCATAGGGAATGTACCTTGTACCTTTTCTTTTCATGTACACCCCTTAATTCAGTTTCTATTTTCGCAGACTTGTTAATATTCATTACAAGCCCAAGAAAAAAGACCTTTTTATTATTTTTTTCTTGATGTACTCGAACATTTCTGATACAATAATATTGTTATATTTGCAGAGCATTTTATGTTCTAAGTACTAGAGCCGCTGGTCCAAGCGGCTCTTTTTTATATGCTTCTTAGTCTGAAACTTCCCGCCGGCACCTTGTTCTTATGTTCCAGCTTATGGAGTCTGCACATCCACTTTGCCGCGTCCCTTATGCGTCTATCGTCTACCGCCGCATTAATACGCTTGTTGTATGCAATTATCAAACCTATGTCTCTCATGTTGCCTCCTTACTACGGACATACCCCATAGCACTTAGCCCTTGCTCATTGAGGCGCTGTCCGTATTCTTTCTTCTTATCCTCATCCAGGGTTGAGAAATCTATTATTTTCCCCCCATCTATAATCTTTATAACTATGTTCACTCTCTCACCTCATGGCTCTTTATGTTTTATATGCTACTTACGGTCTTTAGGTTCATGGCATAACATCAGTATTGTTATGCAGATAATTGCTGTTATCGCTACTGCTGTATAATTCACTCTCTCACCTCCTTGAATAGATAATGTCACATATCGTGTCATTATTAATCAAAAAAAATAGACTGAACCGACTTTCCATAATACTGTGCCAGTTTAATCTTTATAGAATCTCTTGGGATTCTTTCGCCACATTCATACATAGACAAAGCCGAATCACTTATGCCTATTGCTTTCGCAACTTCACTCTGTGGCTTATTTCCTCTTAACACTGTTAACCTGTTGCCTATTTCCTTGGGTTGCAAATTATCACTCCTTTCATGCCACACTTTGTGGCTCAACTGTAATATATCACTTGTCACATATCGTGTCAACACATTTTGTGGAATTTTTCTTGATTTTTCCACAATTCGTGTTATTATATATTTAAAGTAACATAAGGAGTTGAATTATATGGGTGATTTTCCTAACATATTCAGAAAAATAAGAGAACAAAGTGGACTTACTCAACAGCAAATGGCTGATAAACTTGGTGTATCCAGAAGCGCTATTGGAATGTATGAAAATGGCGAAAGAGAACCAAATTTTGAAACTTTGGAACTAATTGCTGATACATTTAATGTTGATATGAACTATTTACTAGGTAAAAAACCTACTACTGAGGTTATTCCCGATAGGTATTACCTTGATGATGATGCCAGAGATATGGCTCAGTTTATGTATGAGAATCCTGAATACAAAGTTCTCTTTGACGCTTCTCGCAAGGTTAAGAAAGAAGATATC